GGCTCTTGGGAAAGACCATGAATTATGAAAGGAGTAATCCCGAATGAAAAAACTTAATAAGCTGTTAGCTCTTAATTTATCCCTGTTTGACGGTGCGGCCGCCGGAACCGGCGCAGGCATCGCGGCAGGAGAAGGAGCGACAGCGACGGGCGAAAGTGCAAATTCAACCCCTTCCGTCGCCGGGAAGGAAACTAAACGGGCGAAAAATCCGTTATCCACGGTACAGTACGGCAAACAAGCCGAGGCTAAACCCGCCGAGACTGCCGAGGATGACACAACCAATCAGGCCGCCGCTGATACCAAGCCGACGACAAAAACCACATCTGACACGTTGGAGGCCAAGAAAGCTGAATTTGAAAAGCTGATAAGCGGCGATTACAAGGATATGTTTTCCGAACGGGTGCAGGGCATTATCGACAAAAGGTTCAAAGAAATGAAAACCCTGCAATCCCAAATGGAAAAGCTGAATCCGATAATCGAAATGCTTTCCTCAAAGTATGGAGAGACCGACATTGAAAAGCTGTCAAAGGCTATTCAAGACGACGATTCATATTACGAGCAGGAGGCCGCCGAAAAAGGCCTGACCGTTGAACAGCTTAAAGAGTTCAAGCGAATGGAACGCGAAAATGCCGAGCTTAAAAAATCACAAGAGGAAATCGAGAAACGGCAAAACGCTGACCGCATCTATGCACAATGGATGCAGGACAGCGAACAGCTAAAGGCGCAATACCCGAATTTCGATTTAAGTACCGAAATTCAAAACCCCGATTTCCTGAAACTGCTTCGGGCGGGAGTGCCGGTAAAGGCCGCATACCAAACCGTTCACATGGACGACATCTTGGGAGGAGCCATGCACTATACCGCACAAAAAACGCAGGAGCAGGTTGTGAACAATATAAAAGCCCGCGCGTCAAGGCCGACCGAGAATGGCATATCCACGCAAACAGGTGTTGTCGTCAAATCAGATGTAACAAAACTAAGCGCGGCAGACAGGCGGGAAATAGCCCGTCGAGCCGCACGCGGGGAAACGATAACATTCTGATTCCCCGCTAATATTAAGGGGGGAAAACCATTGAAAAAATTTATACTTAGGCAATTATTGCCTTTGAACCTGTGTTTGTTCGACACTGTGCCGAACGTAACCACAAGCAATACACCCGGCAACGACTTGTCGCCCGAGATGAAAACCTATTACTCCGACTATCTCATCGACAATGCGACGCCTAATCTGGTGCATGACCAGTTCGGACAAAAGCACCCCATACCGAAAAACGGGGGTAAAACCATTGAATTTCGCAAATATTCACCGCTTGCTAAGGCACTAACGCCGCTTGACGAGGGCGTAACTCCTGACGGACAGGCTCTCAATGTATCGACTGTTACCGCAACGGTAGACCAGTTCGGCGGGTGGGTTCAGTTGCCCGACATGCTGCTCTTGACCGCCATTGATAACAACATGATACAGGCAATGGAGCTGTTGGGCGACCAAGCAGGGCGCACGCTTGACACCATAACCCGCGAAGAGCTCAACGGCGGCGACAGTGTTATTTATGCTCCCATAGTTTCGGGCAGCACTGTAACCGAGGTATCCGCGCGGCACCTACTGACCGCTAATGCGAAATTGACCGTTGATGTTGTCAAAAAGGCTGTGCGGTTCCTCAAAACCCAGCTTGCCAAGCCAATTGACGGCGGGTACTATGTCGCCATCATACATCCCGATGTGGCGTATGACCTGATGAGCGACGATGATTGGATTGATTCGCACAAGTACGCGGCTCCCGAAAACCTGTTTACAGGAGAAATCGGGAGAATAGGCGGCTGCCGGTTCGTAGAATCGACCGAAGCTAAGATATTCACCGCAAAACCGCTTATTTCGGACAGCGTTAAAACCTTGACCGTTGCGAGCTATGTTGCTAATACAAAGACCGTTACGATTGACGAGCATCTTGACGCTGCCGGAGTTGCAGCACTTAAGGGGCGCAAGGTCATAATTGACGGCGAAGTTTCCGAGATAAAGAACGCGACCGCGTATGCGGCTACAGGCGGCGGCTCTGGCAGCGACCCGATACCCTCGACAATCGTACTCAAAGATGCGCGAACCGAAGCTCCTGCGGACAACGATGTTATTTATCCCGGTGAGGCCGGAGCGGCAGGGCGCGATGTTTACTCAACACTGATATTCGGCGCGAACGCATACGGCGTAACCGAGGTTACCGGCGGTGGGCTTGAAGTCATAGTCAAGCAGCTTGGCTCCGCAGGTACCGCCGACCCGTTGAACCAGAGAGCATCGGTAGGCTGGAAAGCTACCAAAACCGCAAAGCGCCTTGTTGAATCTTTCATGGTACGAGTGGAAACCGGC